ATTCGGTTCCACTTGGTAATAGACAGTACATTATAATTTTTGCTCAAAACGAAGAATCAGCAAAAGGACATGTCTATGCAGAGCTTGGAAGAATCCCAACAAAGATATTCGACATATCAAACAAAATGGATATGAGCTTTTGGTTTCCTGAACAACAAAAAAATAAATCATTACGCCAGGTGAAAGATGAAACGTTAGTCTTTCCTGCAACAGCAATGATTTTCACGAAAGGATAGAGGTGCATGTCTGAAAATACAAATGAAACGCTGATTAAACAACAAGCAGCGCTTAAAGAAATTATTGAGATCACAAAAGGTTTAATCGATATGAACCCAGCATACGAGAAAATTCATAATATCGCGTTGAACGGATTGGAGGAACAACATGATTAATCGTGTCGTATTAGTTGGCCGCCTTACAAAAAATCCTGAGCTGCGATATACACCAAATGGAGTTGCATCATGTCGCTTCACTTTAGCCGTTAATCGTGCTTTTAAAAGTGAAGGTGAACAGCAAGCCGATTTCATTCAGTGTGTTGCTTGGAGGAAACAGGCCGAGAATCTAGCAAACTTTCAGCGAAAAGGTAATTTAATAGGCGTTGAAGGCCGTATTCAAACAGGAAGTTATGAAGGGCAGGATGGCAAGCGTGTGTACACGACAGACGTTGTAACCGATAGCATTCAATTCTTAGAGCATAAAAACGGCTCAGGAAGCGCTCAGAACGATTCGAACGCACGTTCTGATACAAATAGAGGGGCAGGTTATCAAAACGGCTCAGGAGGCTACAAACAGCCTCAAAACACACAGCTAAATTATACAAGTGTAGACGAAGATCCATTTGCAAATAGCAAAGGCCCAATTGAAGTAGCTGACGATGATCTTCCATTCTGACGAGGTGCTGTAAATGAAAAAGTTTTTAGTGAGGTACATCGATAAAAAAGTACCTGGAAATAAAGAAATATTTGTAGATGCTGAGGATCAAGAAAAAGCACGAATCAAAGCTAGACATACCATCGGGACAATCAAACACATTATTCATGTTGAACCTGTTAAAGAAAAACGCAATAAGTACAATAACAAAAAGGTTGAGCATGAAGGAATTAAGTTTGATAGCAAAATGGAACGAGATTATTACGATCATCTAATAGATTTGCAGAATAAAGGGATCATATCCGAATTCATCATGCAAAAGAATTATGTGATATTCGATGGCTACACGAAAAACGACTCTAAGGTTAGGCCAAT